ACCGTTTACTGAAAGTGGCAAAGTGAAATTAACATTCTTATAATAGACTGGATCAAAAACAGTAAATCCCCACTGTAGAATTAAACCATTTGCGAATTTTACATAGCCATTTTGAGCCAACAACGAATCGACTATACCACCATTATTAGCGGCTCCAGCAAGCAAATGAACAAAAGCAGTTGTAGCAATTTGAGTATTATTTACTGTCTTGGCTGCTGTTGGTGCTGTAGGAGTTCCTGATAAAGCTGGGCTAACTTTCTTTGCATATTCGTCCAAATCTGTCGTTTTTGCATAATCACTTAGATCAATTCCTTCTAACGCTGCCAAAACATATGCACATGTTGCAATTATATCTCCACCTGTTCCTTTTTCCGCTGTAGGGGCTTTAGGCTCCCCGGTTAAAACAGGACTTTCTTTTTTTGCATAATCTGCTAATGCATTAATAATTGCTGCCATTGTAGCAATCTGTTTAGTATTAGTCCCTTTAGTAGCTGTTGGTGCTGTAGGAGTTCCCGAAAAAGCCGGGCTAATAAGCGATGCCAAATTATAGAAATAATGTACCGAAAAAATCGCTGTACCATCAGTTATATTTTCACCTTCAACAGCATTAGTAATAGCGCTTGGAATAGATGCACCAGAGGTACCCGCAGTTTCACAAACTAAAAAACCACCTGGTAAGGTGGCATCGGATAAAATATCATTCTTTTTATATATTGTATTTCTTTCTAAACTTCTAACAGGGCTATCCAATATAGCCGACAATTTGCTTTCTATGAGCAACTGTTTCCACGTTTTCTGTGCTGTTTTATATTTTAATTTAGCTATATCATTATTTGCATTTAATGCAAGCCATACAGAATAGTCACGTGCATTTATTGGTTCATCTTCTGCTATAGTAATCCCATTAGCAACTTTAGATGTAACACGCCATTTGCAAGCGCCGTCCAAAACCTCTTCTCCATCAGTATCAGGCCAAGTAGGTTCTGCTTCCGCAGTAACACCTTCCTGAATACAAATAAGTTGATATTTAGATGTCAAATTAGGTGTTGTTGCAATGTCATCTATATGATACTGTGTTTTATTCTTACGTATATTTATTGCTTGAAATAAATAATTATCTTTAGTATCAGATAAATTGGCCAAAGCATTGAAAAATTCCATCGGCGGTGGTTCTGACTCCTTCAAATACCCCCACCCTCTTAAATAGTTTTCATCTGGCCAATTTAGCAACTCTCCAATAGCAGCGCCAGATGCAAATATTTTTGAAAAATCTGGTTGAACAATAGACATTTATATCAAACTCCCTTCTATTTGTAATATTCTCGCAAACGTACCTTTTCCAAACCCAACAAAATTACCAATATTTTTGCCATTCCTACTAAATCCGAAAGTATCTCCGCCATTAAACCAATAAATGTATATAACCCCAATTCCGGCGCCTCTTATTATTAAATCCAAAGCGTTTATCAGCTTAAGTTCATTAGGTGTAACGACCCTACCTATACCAATTCTCATTTTTGCGTTACCAGCATTGATAGCAATTACTCGACTCACACCAAACATTCGCTTAATACTGTCAATAGTACTTTGCCTACTTCCATCTGTGGTATTTTTAGCAATTTTTGAAAAAATAGCCAAACGATATTCGTTATCTCGAAGTTCAGACGAGCTCAAATAAGGTTCTCCGTATCTTCTAAATCTGGCTTTACCAAAGCTATTATTACCATGGTCAGGAAATCCGAAAAAGTCCACAGACATTGATGCATCAACTTTTCTGCTAATATCGGCAACCTCTCCACACATATCAAGTTGTTTACCAACGGCAACATCTGGCCATATCTCTGTCCTGATTTGTTTTTTCAGTGTGTTATGAAAATCAAATTCTTCTCCAATTGTTTCAAGCAATGCTTTAATAATTTTTCTGTCAGAGAATTGAGATAAAAGTAAATTAAGCATCCTTTCTTTTGATGTCAGCATGATTTAATCTCCATTGCAACAGTGATATGTTCGGCATCAAATACAGCAATCTCCCCACGATCTATAGGAATACTTTTCTCTGTATAAACCTGATCATCTTCAGATACAACTATCTCCATATAACCGATGCCATTAACTTTAGAATAAATAGGTCCTAAAAAACGTTGAGCGATAACATCCTTGCCCATTCCAAGGTTGCTACCGCTCTCAATGATGATATCTTTTATTGTATTAACTAAATCTCCTGGTAAATTTTCTTCCTTATATTCCCAAACTGTAACTTTGATATAAATCGGAATTTCTTTAGGACGATTAAAATAAACTTTTTCTGGAGTCCCTTCACTATCAATTACAGTCATTTCTATGGACCCATTGCTATCAATACCAATAGGTCCCTTTTCTAAAATAGTCTGTGCAATTTGAATATCATCACCGCCATGAATAATAACCTCAAAACTATGCGGCTTCATTCCATCAACAATTTCGTCAGATCGATTTTCATACACAGTTACACTATCTACGTCCGGAAGATCTAACAATGCGGCCTTTATACTTTCTTTCATAGCACGACTCGTTCGGAATACTGCTGCAGCATATCGTTGACGTAATTCTGTTGTAGTTTCAAGATTTCTACCCACATAAGCCGCTGATTCATTACTAGCAGCAGTCCACCCATCGTAGTTGGTATTAATAGACGTTACTGTTTTTAATAATGGATCTAACGGTCCATAATTCTCGGCCACAAATTTGATTGGTGTCCCAACTTCGATAACAGTAAAAGTTTCCGTAGGAACTACTGTACCACCATATCTGCGATCAGTCTGATTAAGCACTAAGTTTCCATCCAAAATGCTGCCAGACCACTCATCTCCAGATATTTGCTGTAAAAGTTTTGAATAAACTGCCTCAACATTATCTCCTGTCACTGCAGTATAACTAACACGCACTGATTTATTTAATATAAATCCGAACGAATCACCTTCAGTAACGTTCGGGATAAATAAAGTAACGCTTACGCAATTGTCAAGAGTGATAATATCAGGAGCAGCAATATTATACTTTTCTCCATCACTACCTTTTACCTGGCAATTTGCAGGTAAAACAAAACCATTGCGACCATAACAAACTTCATAAAAATATGTATATTCTTCTCCACGCCGCAGAACATTACTATACATAACAGTATTATCAATACTTCCATCATCAGCAGTCATCGGTGAACGTGCATAATAATCATATTCAGCGAGTTGCCACTGCTGGTCAGACTCCTCTGCAACTAGACTCAATATAATAGCAATTACACTATTAGGCTTTCGGCTTACTGCCTGACCAACTTTACTCTCAAATCTATCAAAAAGATTACTTTGTATTTCAGGCAGTCTCATTCTGACAAAACCTTGTGGTGTAACACCATACTTAGTATTACTATTTATCGCCATACCCCAGCACCTCCTTCCTGGTAATCAAACCGTATTCTGTTGACACTTCATAATTTATAATCAATGTCCGGACTTTGACCTGATAATCCAATTCCAACGCATTTAAACTTTTCACATCATCAACCGACAATATTTGTTCACTCAGAATTTGTTTGATCAACTCTTGATTAGGTTGCTTAACAAGAATATATTCGAGGTAAGGCACGCCCCAAGTAGTGTCCAAAAACCATTCTCCGAGAAAAGTCAGTAGCTTAACTTTTATTTGTTGAGCAACTCGTTCGGCGTTATCAATCAGCAAAAAATCTCCATCTTTAATCAAGATATCATGATCATTTGCATGTAATGCAATATCAACCATAGCTCGGCCTCCTTACTGCGGTCCAGATGTATTTCCACCGCCTGTTTCAACACCGCCATGAGTATGATCCGTTAACGATATACCACTCGCTATAACATCACCATCACAAGTAATATTCCCTGACATTTTCGATGTTCCGGAGCAAGTGATATTTCCTTTTATATTTACATCACCAACAATATTAATGTTTTGATCAGGCGTTAAGCTAATCGAAGTCGGACCATTAATGATTTCAACGTTATCTGCAGATATTGATTGTACTTTTCTCATTCCGACAAAACATACTGCATCAGTTAAATCATACTGCCTCGGATCATGATTATCGCTATCACTTTTACCAAGCCATTCATCCAAGCTGCGTTCAGCAAATGCAATCCAGCAACTATCTCCAACTTTTACAGGATAAGTTATCTGAGCATTTCCTGCATGTGGCATAAAAACTGGTACGCCTATTATCAAAGGATAATCTAAAATATCTCCATCTGCAGTATGATATTGCAAAGATGGTTTTACTGTAGCCATACAAGTACCAGCATCAAACGAAATTATTTCCCCAGGCATTCCCGTCCTGATTTCACCAATACGCTGTTTCATAGCTTTATCAATGGCTTCAACGCTAGGATTTGGACTCGCTTTTCCAGCACTTGAAATTGAATTCATTTTTTATCCTCACCTCCAATCTCATATACTTCCATATTAGTGTGCCATTTTTTCCCTCTGTATTCTCCAGTATGTTTTAAAGATTCAATTTTAAACCAACCTGTTACTGGCTTGCTTTCAAGATAAATCAAATCTCCAGGATTCAGTGTCGGCTGCAGCAAAGAACAAACTCTCCAGCCGGCCTTTTTCTCTTTTCCTTTATTTTTTTTCGACTTTTTACTTGATGTTTTTTTTATTTTTTTAGCAGCTTTAATGATCCTTTCTGGAGATCCAATAAGTCCACTATCTGCATTTAACTTTATCGCTATAACTTTAGTACTACCGCCATCTTCTATGATTTGCAACACATTGTTTTGTATAGACCAAGACAGCCCCGATGCAGCACATACTTTTTCAAGGCAAGTTCTCCCAGGACCTATATAACTAAAGCCATTATCATAGCTGCAGTAGCTCAAATCCTCAGCGAACTGAACAACTAATCCCATTGCAGCAGCAACATCCTCAATAACTTTTCGCCCAGAAACACTTGCAGCATATGATAAAGACACAACACAATCACGGATTGCAATTTGCCCATCAGATAGCTCCAATTCAGTAACCATATTTGCTCCTTTAAGGGATGTCCATGCTTTTAAAACTGCGCCAACAAAAATACGTCTAAGACCGATATCTTCACTATATCCAGCTTCAAGAATACAAATGCTATCATCTCGTTCAAATATCTTTGCTGTTTTATCAGATAAATTAAAGACCTGCAAGCGACATTTGTTAGTCTGCTTTGTCAGGTCTTTGTCAATATCAAATGTTATATTTAACGCATTCTCTTTAGGCTTACCTTCAATAACAATACCATCACTGCCCTCTACCCCAACCAGTAAACGATAAACACGGTCAAACTGTTTTCCCATAAAACTCTGCCTCCGTCACATAAATCAAACTGGCAGCGCCGTTCGAAAAACTGCTACGAGTTATCTTTTCAAGGTCTGTTAGAACAATTAATTCCCCTGAAGGAATACCTGGCCTGTGATGATTCATCAAAAGCGGAAAGTTTGGCACTATCTTAAGATTACAGCATAACGGTTTTTTATCGTTATCCCATAAATGTAGCGTCCAAAATTCACCGACTGCATTCCAAGTTAACCGAATCCTATACTGGACATTATCTAAGACAACTTTAGTAACAATATCATTGGCGTCATTGAATTTTATTGCTTCCATACGTTCACCATCCTAACCCAATGCTGTTCATTATGTCCTGTATTTTCTTTACTCCCCAGTCAACTCCTTGAGCAGCTATAGATTTATTCAACGGCTTTTCTTCTCCAGTATCTTCAATTTCTTCAGAATCACTGCTAATACTCCCAATATCTGTTTGCGTTGCAGTACCACCATCAGCTGCAGTTTCTCCTGCACTATCTCTTGCAGACTCATCAACAATATCTTCCGGTACCTCAGTGGTTTGTGTAGCAACTTTCGTTATATGAACAAACGAACAATTTACCCATATGATTGATTTACTTTCATCATTGCGAACTGGCCTTGCGCTTGTTAAAACCATATCTGACCAAATTTTATCAGGCCTCACTATGGTAACTGGCTCTTTATTATCGCGGATTTGCTCAAGCGCCGATAACCCACTAGCAAACTTATGTTGACCATGGCTATTTTTATAAAACCATGTTACTGGATGTGACGAAATTCCTATCGTCATATCCACCTTGATTGCTTTATTTATAATTGAGTCATGTATTTCAAACCCAGTTTCAACCGGATGCTCAGTTACCTCTTGATCCATCTGATATTCAAAAGATCTTACAATATCAACCTTCAAAGTCCCTATTTCAGTTGGATTCTTGGGGTTTATCCCTAAAATATCAGCTAACATTTAGTTATCCTCCAATATTGGGAAATCATAATCAAACCCGGAAGAAAGATCGAATTCATAACCATTAGCAGGCTCAATCGCATTAGCAACACCAACTCCAATTTCAGCAGGTGTTGCATTTGTTTTCGCAAATATATTTATATTATTAGTATGTGTACTTTGATCAGAATAATTTCTCGTGTTTGATCGGGCTACACTTTTAGCAATATAATCATTACCAGTGTTTTTATTCGCTCCACCAAGATAAATATTACCAACCCAATCTCCAAATTCAGAAAGCTTTTTACGAGGATTCCATGCCGCTATTTTCGCTTGAAAACTTTCAAATTTACTAATGCAGCTATCTATCCAATTTACAATATCTTTGAAGGTATTAATGAAAGGTTGAATTGCACTTACCAATGGAGCAATCGATTTAGAAAATTCGTCTTTCCATTGTTCCCAGCGGCGACTCAATTCTTTTATAAAATCTTTCCACGAGCCAACATGCCGCCCGATAACACTGTCGCCGCCTTCTATCCATACATAAAGATCTTGAATAGCCAAAATTACAATAGCAATAGCTGCAGCAATCAGTGCAAATTTTGCAAAAGGAACAATCGCCATTGCTATACTTCTTGCACTTCCTGATCTAAAAACAACTTGTGCCCCTGTTGCTAAAAGGTAGGCATCCTTTATCCCTAAAATAACATCTTTTAACAATTTCATTCCAGTCAGTAAACTATTCCATTTAGAAACAACAAAAAATGCAGATGCATAAATAACTAATAATTGAAATCCAGCTACAAAATTATCTATATCGATATTATCAATATAATCACCAATGCTTGCGAACCCTTTCGCTATAGAACTAACAATACCGGTCTTTTTTTCTAACTTCGAGAATAAGTTACCAAGAGCATTTGATACTCTTACCCCTGCCTGATTAACCGTCCAAGGGATTTTTCCCATTTCACGTTTCAACTTTTCAGAGCTCTTCCTAATTGCATCGAAAACATCTATAGCCGTTAGTTTACCTTCTTTACCAAGTACCCTAAGCTGGCCAATCGTTGTTCCCATACCTTCAGCAATAGCTTTAGCTAAACGTGGCGCTTGCTCCATAATAGAATTCAACTCATCACCACGGAGTACGCCAGAACCTAAAGCTTGCCCCAACTGTATAAGTGCGGCCTGTTGAGATGCAGCACTGCCACCACCAATCATCATTGCTCTGGATACATCTTCAGTAAAACCTAAAACATCTTCGGCACTTTTCCCTAATTCAGAAGAATTCCTCGCTACTGATGCATATAATGTAGCAGTAGATGCATATGCCTGTCTGGTATCAATAGCCATGCGGTAAAGTTCTTTTTGTACCATCAAAGATTCTTGCTGATTTTTAGTAGTCAATGCAACCTGTCCATTAACAACTTTCCATTCATCAACCATCCTGATAATGTTCCCTAAAGAAAGAGTAACTCCCAAAAAAGCTAATGCACCAACAAACTTATTCTTTAAGCCGGTTAAAGTACTATCCATCTTGTGCAGTTCTTCATTGGCACCACGAGCTTTAGATTCAATACCAGAAAACGCGCTTTCTGTTTTTTGTTTCGCACGCTCAGATGCATTACCAACTGTGGCCATGCCTTTACTAGTCATGTCAGCAGCTCTAGTAGATGCTGTCCCAACTTCACTAAGATTTTTTTTGATTTTTCCTATTTTACTTTCAACTGCATTTATATTTTGTTCATTAACTTTAAAACCAATACCTATTAACAATTCTCTTAGCTTCAATGTTCATCACCATCCTTTTTGGGATGCTCTGCTGCATAACGTTGTATATCAGCCTCCATGTCGAGCAACGCATTGATTTTCAATAAATCAACCAAATTAACAAGACCTAATTTAAGTTCCGTCATTGTTACTTTCCCAGCTAATACCGGACGCCATATCAATGACTCTCTACTTAAATCAGGTCTTAATTTACCTGGTATTGTTATTTCTTCTTTATCCCAAGCTCCTGAAGGATTCCAGAAAGGTCGGGAAGATTCTCGAAAAAATCAGCATAATTTACCTCCAAGACGAAGTACATCAACTGAATCATTTCTTTTAATCGTCCTGCAAAAATATTATCCGAAATATTTTTTTCTAATTTTACAGGAGTTTCATCTGACGGCCTTTTGATAGAAATAAAGTCTTTGTTAATTATCCTATTGGCAAAGTTTACCAGGACTGGTCCCTTTAAATTTTTACCAACACCAGAAATAATTGCACCAATGTTGATATTTCTATCTAACACAGATTCTTCTTCAGTGTTAGACTCAATATCATCTTTCTTATCCACTGCTGTATCAAGTGAAGATGTCACAACAGCTTGTAAATCACCAAGAAGTTCCAAAGATTTCTGCGGCGGAAACGGTCGTACAAAATACACATTTTCACCAATCTCTTTTTCTTTTATTTCGACATTTGCTAATTCCATTAACTATGACCTCCTACAAGGAAAGCAGAATCAGGTACAGCCGCTAATAGTACCCATTGGCATTTCCCTTCACTAGCACTTTTGCCACGATTGACATTTGGCTTTTTCGTAATCCAAGCTTGATCACTCATCATCAACAATCTTCCAGACAGATCTTTGATTGCCAAAGGCATCAAGCCTGCACCTGCTTGGTTATCAACGTCATGGATAGCACTTAATTCATCATTGCTATCACTTGATTGCAACAAAGAAAGTGTAACCTTTTTGATGATGCTGCCAGGATCAATACTTCTAACGATTTCCTGATCACATCCAACAACAGCCGTTGTGCCATCGCCATCTGTTTCAATATTAATAAACGTATCTTCAGCAAAACCAGTCAACACAACCGGCCCAAAAATTACCATTACCTTCTTGGGATCATATGTTTTTACATTCGGCATATCTTACACCTCCGTTATGCACTCTTAATATTTTCATACGTTAAAGAACCTTTGATCTCCATCGCATGAATTGCACCAGCCAAACGAGCGGTGAACTGCACATCACGCAACACACGTTGAGCTTTTACATTGGCAGAAATATTTGCCGCTTTAGGCACAGATATCTTAAAGCCAAGAATAACATTATTATCATCGTCTAATTCGTTTTCGGCAATACCACCACGTTTTTGCCCAAGAACTAATACCGCATTAAGTGTACTTTCAACAAGGCCAATGCCGGAGTCTAAAAACGGCAACTTGTCTCTGTTGATCAACATACTAAATTCTTCCGTCTGAATCGTCTCTACTAGCCAGTCACGAAACCGAATAACGTCAATCCACTCCCCTGCAGCAACTTTGCCATTTTGAGTGATTGTAACATTACGGAATTTCTCAAATGTATTGCCATTTTTAGCTTTGATGGCATTGTATTCAGTTTCATTCAAATTATCTACAGTAATACTTGATAATTTTTTATTGGCCCAAGTTTCGCCACCAGGATCGATTGCAAAACAACGTGCAGCAATTCCAGCTTCAGGATACTCATTATCTTTTTCATGATACCACCAATGAGTTCTATAATAATTAGCTGCCTGTAATTTAGATCCAATATCATTGGTTATTTCCGCATTTTTCGCTCCAGGAGCAGTAACCGTAACACCATATAATTTAATATGAGCTTCTGTCCATTCTGCCATAGCTAAAACAGCATCTTCAGTACGATCCACATAACAAATACCGTAGAAGTCATTATCAGCATCACAAATCATTGCCATATTACTGCTCACATCAATATTTGTAGCGGGTTCCTGGCTACTCACTTCCAGTTTTCCATTTGGAACAACTACAAAGCTTGTTTTGGGATCGGTGGATTTAACAACAAGTTCATCCTCCATTACAGATACCGCATAAAATTTAGGAGCAGTATCCAATTCATCAATCTTATTAGATAATTCCGTCATTACCTTGTCTACAGTATCAGACGATTGAGCTATGTAAATTGCTTTGATTTCAATCAAATTGCCATTGCCATCTAAACGTTGTACCGAAACACCATATTCTGCTCCTTCCACAACAGCCATCGGCATTTTTACCTTTACTGTATCACATTGGAACCGTCCTATTTTAACTACACTTGGACGAGGGGTCTGCGCAAATGCATCACTCGCCGCCTGATAAATAGCATCTGTTGATGTAAATCCCATATCCATCAACTCATCTACATCAGTAATAGTCAACACACGGCTCAAACTGTTTGCATGTGGACCAACAATCATCAAGGTGCTGAATCCAGCACTACTAATGCCTGTTGTATTTAAAGATATTTGGGCATTGATGATTCTATCAAGATTAGCCATATTATTCATTCTCCTTTTCAATATTTATATTTGCTTCAAAATGAATCCCTGAAGCAATCACATGATTGGTTCCCTTTTCAGTCAACCGCCCCTCAATAAACACCGTTTCAAACCAGCCAGGATTACAAATCGCATCTCGATCGTAAGAAACAGTTAAATCAATTGCAGCTTCTTCAACGTAACGACTACCATCAATTAAATCAGTAAGATCCATGACACTACCAATACTATTTACAGCAATGTTAGCTTCTTGGAATTTATCGACTATAGTTGGTAATGTTAAGTACCCATTTAAAAGCGAAAGAACCTCGACACTACCAGTGCCAAAGGCTCTTATGTTTAAAGTTGTTTCTACTAATCCCAAAATATGTACCTCTTCTTTTTCAGGTACCCATTTTTCACTATTGCCGATATTCTTCTCGGCCATTAAATCAATAAGAAGGTATCGTTCGTATTCAATTGCAATGTCTTGCTTCGATTGTATAACCGGTAATCCCTTATATAGATCACGTAAGCAATATGCAAAAAAATCTATGACTCTTTCTCTGACATTAACTTCACTAATGAGATCTCACCTCCACTGCATACATTCTCCAATGACTTATAACACCACACTGGTATGCATCTGCAGCAACAATTTCATACTTCCGTCCGAGCCACTCGAATTGATCAGCCTGTATGCCAGTCCCCTGGTCGGCCATATATAATTCCGTATCAGAATAAACTTTTACAGCATGACTCCCACGCCTACCTTCTGGTAACGCATCCATTTCCGTAGCTTTTAACGGTTGCACAGATGCCTTTATAACAAAACTCTCCTGAGCAGGAAGAATAAATTTACCGTTACCCTGTAAAACCGGTTTTCCTTCATAACGATAAATCGTTAACGGCTTTCTAAAGCTACTCATCTGATCTATCTCCAATCTCATAACGAACCGACTGTCTCATGTGACCAGTATCAATAAGAGGTTTGCTACTTTTCTTTTTCCTAATAGTTGCTGGGCTATTTGGTGTAAACGGTCCGCTACCAATTTTGCGCTTAATCTCCCCTTCAATATATTGTCCGGTTCGTGCAAGCGCCTTACTAACGTCAGCGCCATTAATGATAGCCGTAACAGCTGACTCAGCACGTTCACCAATTTCATCAGATTTCTCGTCAAAAGTTGCCCTTATAAAACTACGTTCTGGAATAATAATTAACCGCCCCATACTTCTATGAGTACTACTAAAATTCGCTTTCGATTTTTTTGCAAATCTTCCATTATTTGCAAAACTACCATCTTTTTTTACCTTTCGGTAAACGGTAACCTCTCCTGGATGTTGAAATATCATTGCGCCGAATTCTTGAACTGCAGCAACAGTAACAAGATCTGCAGTTCCATCTTTCGTTTTACCCCCCTGAATGCCAGCCTTAATCTCCTTTTTAGACAATCCTCTCAATTCTTTGAGTAGATCCTTCCATCCGAGGTCAATATCCAACACGCCGCTCATATTAACCAAACCTCGTAACAATTGAAACTATACACATATCTCTTATACGTTTAAATTCCATGCCATAGGCAGTTTTATCTAAATTGTCAATATATGAACCAGTGCCAACTCCTGAAGAACTATAAGAACGTGCCAAATCTCCCTCTTTTTCAGAAACCAAACTACCTGCAGTAGCAGCCGAAGATCCTGCCCCATTCTCTGCGATAACATTGATGTACGCTAACCGATGAGCAACAAGATATGCTAAAGCCTGATCATATAGATCACCAAATCTTTCTTTATTCAACATCGGTTCACAGAGGTTACGCATTGCTATAATCATATCTTCTTTAGCATCTGCTAAATCAGGTGCTAACAAGCGAAATAATTCAACAAATTTGTGTTCTTCTGCATTCATGATTAGTTACTTTCATTTGCTTTAATCAACGCTATTTTTTCTTCTTTGGTCTTTGCGCCAGTTAAGTCAATACCATGTTCAGAAGCATAAGTCTCTAATTCAGATACCTTCATATCTTTAAAATCAACTTCTTCTGAGCCTTGGTCATTACCAGTTTCTTCACTAATAGTCGCAGCATCTTTGCAATTTTCCACTTTTTCTAATTCTTTATTAGCAATCATATCAATTACAACCGGATGAGCAGCATAAGTATCACTTACCTCAGCAAAGTATCCTGGAATAATTTTTTTATCCTCAACAACAATTAAACGTTTAGAAATATTTTTTAACAACATATTTTTACACTCCTTTCAGATATAAGAATAGCTCCCCTTAAAATTGGGGAGCTGTTTAATTTAGATGCCTTCTGCCATGCAGATAGACAAAGGATAATATACCATAACACCGGCAGTGGAAGAATCACAAGGGATCACCATTTCCAAATTTTTCCTTTGAGGGGCAAGCTGCTCAAAAGGCAGAGGAATTTCCAAGGAAAGTGCGTTTTCATCATTTCTGTAGATGAACATAATATCTTTACCACCAGTCCCAGCACCAGATGCTTCATGGATAGACTTGATTGTTTGAATATAAGGATTTTTCTCCTGGAAGAAACTCAAAATAGTCTGCCCGCCAGAATCCGGCAAAAGCGTAGTTGCAATGATGTTATATTTATCAATCGGCAACAAAATAGTATCCGGAATTTCAACGCCTTTAGTTATATCAACAATCATAGAAACCGCATTATTCATATCACGAAGGATCTGTACTGGTGTTTTCTTATCCCAAGTAGTAGCAGAACCTTCACCATCTGCAGGCAAAACATACTTTGTAATATTTGGATGTTTAAAAATACCAAGAATGCCATGTTCTGCATCGCCCTGAAATGCAATTTTATTAACCAAAGCATCATTAGCTCTGCGAGCAGATTCTGCTTTGCGTGTTGTCAACGGTTTCCCAGTCATCTTCGCCCGGCGAATATCTTTTATAGAATAACCATAGGAAGTAGCAATATCAAACACTTTGACAATTGTGCGCTGGGCTTTAACATCTGCACGTGGCAGATCATCAGCATAGTTTGTAATAATCTTAGCCATGCCAACAGAATCGTAGCTATCAAAAGCAACAGTATCAGCGCCAGGATCTGCTTCACTGGTAACCGGGAAAATGCTCATTGCATTATTCGCAGGTGTTTTTACATCATATGTTTTGGCTTTTACTTTCTGAAGCTCCTGAGCAAAAAATACACTTTCTCCTGCATCTTCACGAAACAGCCCAGAAGTTTTACAAGCCATTAAATCTTGTTCATCATATCTCATTTCATTACTCATATACATATCCTCCTTTATTCGTTACGCACCAGCGGTAACAGTAACATTTGCATGTCCAATTTCAATTTCAGCAATACCAGCAGCAGCACTGCTAGTCAAAAAAACGCAAGATACGCCAACAGCTTCAATTCCACTTGCAACAGCCTCATCAGTAAAACCATTATCTGCAATTTTATAATTGGCAACCTTACCTGCAGTTACTGCTTTAGTAACCGGTACCCAAATACGACCACGAGTCATTACTCCTACGGAATAACCAACAGGATAGTATGGATCATCGGGTTCTTTGTGTTGATGAACAGTAATACCAATTACATCTTTTAGAGTACCTGTTCCTGCTTTTTTTATCTGCTTTTCTGGATTCGAACCACGAATTACCGGCACCCCTGGATCAAGAGCTTCTTCTGCAGCAAAGCTATCAATTGTTTTATTACTCAAATCAGCAATCTGCCCAACAAGGGCTACATCCATTTCACCATATTTCAGTTGCATATTATTTTTCCTCCTTTTTGTTGGTCATACGATCAATCATATCTTGACGATGTTTTGCAGCAGGGGTTTGAGATTCCTGTCCGTCTAATTTTTGACGAGCCTTGTTAAGTTGTTGCCGTACTGCTTCGTCAGTATCATTTAAATCATTTTTGATACTGTCATAATAGGCATTGATGTAATCATCCGTCTTACCTTCAAAATCAACGCTATCTCCACGCAAAGCCTTAACAATAGCAATTTTTAAAGCTTTATTATCAAGACCGTCAGTTTTTTCTACCTGCGCTTTTTTAGCGCAAGCATCCAGCTCCGCACGTTCCTTAACTTCTGCCTTAGCTTTTCCAACAGCTTTTTCGATAGCAGCTTCTTTTTCAGCTGCAGCCGCATCAAGTTTCCCTTTCAGAGCATCCCTTTCAGCTTCTGCTGCATCAAGTTTTACTTTTTGATCTGCAGCATCTGTCTTTACCTTTTCCAACTCAGTCATAACCTGAGTAAATTTTGTTTCAGCAGCATCTGCTTTTACATTCGCAGCGTCACATTTATTTGTCAATGCAGTAATGTGATTAGCCACCGCCTGCTCAACTTCAAATTCGTTTGAATCAATTCTGATTTTTACCATGTTTTTATTTTCCTCACTTTCAAAACCGTCTAATACTTCGTTCCCATCCAAATTTAGCCGGGCCTTTCTTCCAGCTCTTGCACTTGGTACTACAGCCAAATGATTACACCTTATCAGATGTTGCACTGCATCATAAGGTTCACCATCTGGCGTCAAACCAGGAGTTTCTTCTAACTCTACGCTATATCCAACAGACAACTCTCTGAACCCTTTAGTTTCCTGTGGCGAATGGATTATTATGTCACAAGCTACATCGGTATCATTTTTCCTATATGCTGGTGACATTATAGTTCCTATGGTTACTTTATGTGCAGTGTCTGCTGTTACCCTCCCACCTTTAGGATGTAATACTGTAATAGGTTTCCCTTTAAAGCTAACGAGAGCATCTTCAGCAAACACCTCATCCGGTGGTCTATATTCGCGCCTTACAGAACCGTCAGGTTGTAGATAAGTATAAATACCTGTCCTGGCCACAATCGGAGAATCAAGTAAAAACCCTTCAGGTGTCGTTACAGCACCGGCAACAAATTGCATACTGTCATATCGCTGCACTTTCCGCATTTTATCACCCCCTCTCATAAAAAATGGATATAAAAAAAGCACCTACAATTGTAAGTGCTTAGATTAACTATAATTTTTATTTTCCCTTTAACAAAAAGCCTGGTATCGTACCGTGCTTAACGCCATCACCTCGATATAATCTGGTATTATATATATCCTCATCCTTATCATTATATTCTGTGATCGTAACTACATCAGCAGATTCCTTATCACATGGCATATTTGTTTTACCGTCATAAAAACGAGCAATGCTATATGTACCACCATGCGGAGTTTTATGTATTCGCCTTTCTTCAAACTTCCCAACTTCAATCATCTTTCAGCAGCTCCTTCAAAATACCATACCGATTAGGATAATATTTAGCAAACTCTTTATTACCATAAGTATAATATATCATTATACTTTCAGCAAAATCTTCTGCCGGTCCATTTCTAGCGTACTCAGTAACAGGCAATCCATGTATACTAGTATCTGCTTTAACAGCTTTTAACCATTTTTCTTTCAAAGAAATATTACCATAGAAAATATCTAATAGATGTCCACCTTCGTGCAGCAAAATTTCTCGAACTCTACTATCAGACAAAACCAATCCATTATTACGCCAAAAGGTAACAACATATTCTTCTGCCGTTGCATATGCTCGAGTAAAATCCGGATAAAGTTCAACCCATTTTTTATCTGCAGGACAATATACATCCAAAATTCTGACTTGTTTTATTCTTTCTTTTAAAATTTCGGGTAAACTTACAATATACGGTAATAACTTATCCTTAGTTAAATTTTGCAGATTTTTATCTAAATCCGTTGGCACGATAAATTTTATACCTGTATCAGCATCTAAATCAATTATAGATTTTCTTACTCGATCTATTTCAGGAACATCATCAAATTTATTAAAGAACCTAAATTCCTTAACTTCATAAGGACTTAATTCAAGACGTTTATTCGCTTTAACTTCTCCAATCGGTGTTACAACAGCAGCATTCCAATTATTTAAATCAATAATTGGAATGGCAATGCACCGACATCTATAATCCATTCCTGGATGTAGCTTTGGAGCCGGATAAATTTTTCTACCATTGATTTCTCCAACTTTACTATCATGCCAAAAAAAAAGATCCCCATTAAGTTCTGCATGAGATACACGTACACGTTCATCTTCTGAAGTACGCCATTCATAACAATAAATCCCAGCTTCTTCTTGCCTTCTTTTTGTCGTAACAGCATTCAAATTTCCAATTTCGTTACGAGCAATGAACTTTGCACGATTATCCGTTATATTATAAAGATTTTTTACTTCTTTTTGTACATCCTTATACAAAGACCCTCGTTGAACAGCATTGCTGATTATAGTCGCTAATTTATCTGTATAAGTGCTGACAATACTGTTTACATGTTGAGATTGCTGAGAATACCATTCAGATGTTACAGATTCAAGTAATCCTGTATCATTTATAAATACATCTACCTGCAGGCAGCTTCTAAAACTGCGGCGTAAATTATCTTTCGCAGTATTATCTACACCTTTCATGACCCGTTTAATACCAGATATAACTTCGTCCTTTACGCCACTAACTTCAAGTTCTTCTAACACTTTGCCTGATATACGTTCACTATCAGTAGAATCATACCTTAATACATCTTTCAATGTTTCAATATTTTCTAAAGATAATTTATTCAACATTCTGACCATGGCTCTCAGCAAACGATAATATTCACGCTCTGAGCTTTCGGGATATAAAATTTTAACTGTCGGTTGCAGAAATCTAATTTGATTATTTTGTTTCATCATCATCATCACTCAAATTCAACAGACTACCCTTAATCGGCAAATCATATTTTTCTGCTAAATATGGCCGTACTTCGCTTGAATCGAGCAGCTGAGCTTCCATCAAAGAATTAATCGTATCTATTTCAGCTTTTACGCACTCGGCATTTAATTTATTTGTTTCTGCGATCTCTTTTTCAGTTGGTATCCATAGTGGATTAAATTTAATAGTCCAGTTTTCAAGTTCCCTTCCACCAGTTGGTCCGTCCTTACACAGTTGAACTGTTTTTATTAACTTTTCCAGTTGAGGTTTTAACTGGCGCCTTTGAACTTTACCAACGACATCATTGTAGTAATTTTCTAAATCTCCACGGCCTGTACTATTTAACCCAGCTGGCGCACGTCCAAACAACACTGTAAAAGGAATACCCGTCATTGCACAAATATACTGTCCAAAGTTGTCCAAGACATCTGGAATTCCTGACATCGGTACATTAAAAACCTGATATTCATCATCCGTAGATAAAGCAATAGTATTTAAAATATTACGTGCCATATCAATTAAATCCAAACGCCGCTGCACCTCTTCTTCACCATGCGGAGTAGCTAATTTAGATCCTAATTCGTTTAGTTTTGTAAGAGATGTGCTCATGCGTTCGAGTGCATGTAATGCTGTCGCCTGAGCTGTATCACATCTATATATTCCTTTTATAAGACCTTCAAGACAACTCATACCGCAACCATTACGACTAATCCGCAAATTTTTCGGCAACAAGTCACCATCAAATATTAACAATCGACTGTGATGGATATAAAGAGGTCTACCACTCAATGGCGGCGTTATCTGATACCATTCTGGTTTGCCAAACTGCTTATCAGTTGGATCATCATTAATCAAATACCCACTAAAATCCTCAATAATGCTTTGCGCATCATATACTTCCATTGATTTTATTGATCTAAGACGAGCCCAATTTACTGGTTCCTCTTCAGTCCCGCCGTCATCCATAATCATAAAAATACAACTACGGCCAAAGTGACGAGCCCATGTTAAAGCTTCTGCCAAAATAGATTCAGCAAGCCTTTCATCAAGATATTGAATGATAAGGTTATCTTTGTCTCCCTCAATTTTATAACCATTTTTCAAGGCAGCTTCTGCTGGCAAACTCGATATTCTCTGAGCCAACCTGTTTGACCAAATACCTTCTAAAAATTGGTAGGTTAAAGGTTCTTCCAAAAAGAAACTATTATCTCTAGTATATTGCCGCGCACCTCGGCTAATAAAAGTATTAAAAAATCCATCTGTTCTATCAACAGACTTCTTTTTACTATTGTTTTTGACCATTAGCTTGTTAAACCTCCCCACGGACTAATGCTCTGCAATTTATTAAAAGCATCGCTAGATGCATCAACCATGTCATCATGTGCGGACTCCGGAAACGCTTCCAGTTCCGAAAAATACATTTCGTTCCAGTCAGCTGCAAGAACCAATACGTTACCAGCCTGCCATTGAGCTGAAAATGGCTCTGAACGTGTAATCTTATTGCCGCTTGGCCGAACAGTATCAACAGCAAATCCTGTAAAATGCTTAATATAACTTTCGGCTTGTTCTTTGCCAGCTTGCCCTGGATCTTGTGGCACCGTAATATATACAAAACCTAATTTGGCACGGTCAATAACCCCTGTATTCCTTGTTATATTGCGTACTCCGGCAGCTGCTAACTGAACACGTTTTACATCGGCCACAATATAAAGCCCATTATCTGTTTTACCCATTAATACCCCCGCCGTTGCATCAGGATCAGGATTAATTGGTGACGGAATCGTAGCAGCTAAATCCCATGATCGCACCCAAGCAATGACATTGCTCGGTATAGCATCAACAATCTGAACAGAAGAACGTTTGAAATACAGGCCAGCCGCCGGCCGTATCTTCCAATTTCCATGCTCTAGCCTTTCGCGCTCTACGGCTCCAAGAGCTCTAAGATTACCCAAATAGCCTGGATCTTTTTCCATCAAAATTTTATTGTCTGTCAGTTTACTTGCAATAAAAGTGAAACTCTTGACCTGTTCTCTGATAATCTCAGGGGAATGAGCCATAACAGCCTCCGGTGTATCCCCCCAAATGATTTCATCGCCCAACCTAGTAAAATAGCGAATCACTCCGCTTCTCTCTGGGATTGGATAACCAGTATCGGCATCCCAATACCATTGAATAAACGGAGCTACCCAACTATCAGCATCAGGATTGGTCGTTCCACGGATGTATGGTTTCACTCCACATGTAGAACGATTCCGTGATAACATGTACCAAAATTGGCCTGATGTAAAATGTGTAATTTCATCAAACCCAATCAAAGGAATCTGAGCACCTTGATATGCAAATTTATCCCGTTCAAGTTGCAAGTGAGCGAAAGATATTTTTGATCCAGATTTAAATCTAAATCTAGGTTGTGGATTTTCTACAGGTATGCCGCCAATCGGAACATATAACCCTTTTGCTGTATCCCATAAACCGCCTTCATTTTTTATATGATTGCTATTTCTACGAAATATAGTTGCACCAAATCCACCTTTATTTGTATGTCTAAGTGATTCTAACAACAAAGCATATGTTTTCCCTCCACCGGCAGCACCTCCATAGAAAGCAATATCAGCTGGGGTTGATAAAAACAGTTCTTGTGGCCCTACTTGTGGTCTAATAATTTTAGGTGCTTCATTAATCATTTTTCACACCACCATTATTATCGCCTCTACCATTATCCGGTAAATAAAAAACAACCGAAGGACCTTCACTTCCATTCGATTGCTGTCCATTTGAATCATCACGTTTTACACGCTCTAACTCTAAACGCTTATTATCATATTCCTTACGGTGTTTATCCATAGGATTCATTTCAAAATACTTGGCCAAAAAAGCAAGTGCCTTATTCCGGTTTGAAAGTTTAAGTGAAATCCCAAATTTATCATTCTTTATACTTTCAATAACTCCACCATCCAATTTATCAAGGCTTTTTATATTAACGCATTCACCAGAGCCAGATAATTCGATAAAATCAGTAATATCAGCAAATGCAATTTGCATATACTTTTCAAGCACATCTTCTGACGATAAAAACATCGCTTCATTACGAATTTTCTTTAATCTTTCAATTTCTAGTTTCACTCTATGTCTGTTTAATATCTTATATCCAAGTTGACGTGCATAACGTTCTTGGACGTCATAGCCAGCTCGTAAACATGATATTTTAGCATTATGCGTTTCCAAATATGCCAAAATAAAAAGTCGTTCTCTATCATTCAGTTCTTCGTTATTTTCAACATCTTCAATGATTTTTTTAGCGACATTTTTTCTCTTCGGAGTACTCCGAATATTCGATTGGAGTACTCCATTAATTTTTTTATCCCAACTATCTTTGCATTTCCACCCAGAAACACTCTTTTCAGGTACGCCCAGCCGTGATGCGATTTCCCTCAATGTAATAAGGCCATTACTCTCTTTATATATTTCATATGCCCGATCACGTTCAGGACTTCTCGCTTTAGGCATCAACCGCCACCTTCCTTTTTCTATATGTATAACAAAAGCACTCATTTTACTATGAGTGCTTTTGTATTAATCTTAAATTTTATTCCTCTATAGGCCCTAACTTCCCATAAAGTCATTGATACTCTCGAGCAGCCTCCAAACTTGGAGGTATATGACGTTTACGTTTCTTTATTTTCGGCGGTCTTCCATCCTTTGAAGCAATTATTTCTGTTTCTTCTACTTCATAACCAGTAGCACGCCGCCACAAAGCCCTCCGTAAAGCATCATTTTTGCAAACATTCGTTTCTTTTTCCATTGTTTTCTCACCCCAGTTAGATTATAATTATTAGTTGAGATAGCAGCTGCGAAACTGTGGCCACAGACTTAGTGCTATCTCCCTACGCTGGGAGAGGTTTTCCAGCCTAAGAGTCAGGCGCTCCAACGCCTGGCTCTTTTTTTCATTGGCTGACTTACCCCCCCAATTAGCAAATGTGCTTATTGAGAGGATAAGTGAAAATCACTTATTTACTTTTACTGCTTTGTTCCCGGTCATTTCTTCGTAACGCCTAATAATCACGTCACAGTATCTTGGATCAAGCTCCATCGTATAGCATTTTCTGCCGATCTGCTCAGCAGCCATCATCGTGCTTCCGCTGCCGCCGAACAAATCTATTACCGACTGTCCTTCAAGGCTAGAATTGGCGATAAATTTAGCGCACAAGGCTAACGGCTTCATTGTTGGATGTTCTCCGTTCCGGGCCGGTTTCTCGACATGGACTACGGTAGCAGCATCCTCAGTATCGACAACAATATATTCCGGTACCTTTAATACTACCTGACCGATACCAAAGTTAAATGTTACCAGCTTCTTGCCATCGGCATCTTCAGTAACTGTCACCGGAAACAGCGAAGGGATAACGGTGCTCTGTCTCCGTCCGCCGTAAAAATTATGGCCAGCATCAGGCTTCCATCCGTATAAAATAGGTTCATGCTGCCATTGATAGTCTTGGCGCCCCAGTGTGAACTGATTTTTTGCCCAAATAAGGCATTGCCTTAACGACCAACCAGCCTTTGTCATTGCGCCTCGGAAATCACTCCCGGCGCTATCGGCATGACAAACATAAATCGCACCGCCAGGCGCTGTGACTTTCAATAAGTTCTTCATGACTGCCAGCAAGAACTCGTTGAATTCTTCTGTCGGCATATTATCGTTTTGGATTTTTAGTTTTTCATCGGTCCCGCCTTGGTAATCTACATTATACGGCGGGTCTGTAAATACCATGTCAGCAAGTCCGCCGTCCATAAGCTTCAGCACGTCAACTTCGCTTGTACTGTCCCCGCACATTAATCGATGCTGACCAAGCTGGTAAATGTCGCCAAGCTTACTCTGCGTAGCAACAATTTCATCTAAAGCAGAATCGACATCAAAATCATCTTCCTTGATGTCCTGTTTAGCATATTCAGCCAGCATCTCTGCAACTGATTTATCAGAATAACCTAACAGCCCTGTGTCATAATCCATACTGTCCAGGTCAACAACCAATTGCATTAGCTCATCATGATCAATCTCCGAAAGCTCTGCAATGCGGTTATCAGCAATCATGTCCGCCCATTCCTCGGCATCATTTTTATAATCCTGCAGATCCACCGGCACATTTTCGCAACCAAGTAATTGAGCCGCAGCTAATCTGCCATGACCACGAATCACAAAACCACTTCGCTTTGAAACAGTAATTGGTACCCGCCACCCATGAGCTTCTATTATCTTTGCTAAAAGCTTCAATTGCTTTTCCGGATGCGTATTCGGATTTCTGGGATTGGCTACAACTTCAGCTATACTTTTAAGCTCGTCATAGGCACAATGTATTGCAATCTCTTTCATTTCTTATCTCCTAAAAAATCGACAATTATGACATATAAAAAGCCGGAACGGATTCACTCTTTTGTGGTCCGCCCGGCTTTTTTACTTTTTATAAAATTTTACACTATTATTTTACCACAGTGTAAAAGATAAAAAGTCCGGGACTAATTGTGAAATTATTGTGAACTTACTTCTTTACTTCTCGTATTTAAAGTCAATCAATTTTATTGGGAGCTCCAATACTCCTTCATGGAATGCAACAGCTGCTGTATCAGCCAAAAATTTGTCTAATAGTTCAAAATACGTTGTCCTTCCGATACCCAGCAGACCAGCAGTTACATCTGGCGACTCCCCTTTAAAATACCGCCGGATAACTATTTCCTGTGTCTTTTGATGCCGATCATCGTCATTTTGTTGGTAATGATATATTATTGTATCCATCACCTTCAACCAGCGTTCAGGATAATCTATGGTCACTATAAATCCATGTTCATTGGTTATCTCTACTTTCAAAACTTCTTCTGCATTTCTAATAGCAGCATTACCAGTAGGATCAGGCTGCGAGTAACCGATATTACCAGTATAAGAACCTCGGTCCAGCCGTTCTAGTTTTGTTCTCCACACAGCCTGTTCGATAGAATTTCTTTGCCTATATTTTTTATTTATTATATTCAGGGTCTTCCGGCTGATAATGCTCATATATATTTTCCCTCCGAAAACATGTATTGACCTTAGACATGTTCCCATCTCTACATCCCAAACTATCAATTTACTTAATTACTCTTCCATCCAAAATAACAGCCATAATTTCAAATGATTCTTTTGTCTTAGAATTAATCATAGTTTCAACTTTATTCATAGCGTCAATAGGATCAACAGCATAAACAGTTTCAGAGTGTTGCCGTAACTCTGGATCATTAGAATATTGATAAACAACTTTATACTCTAAAGTCACATCTTCACGCTCCTTTCTTTTAATTAATCATCGATGTTTTCTTGTGCGCCCAATAGCTCTACTAATATCTATAGCAAGGTCCCTTTCTTTTTGTTCGTACCTTCGCCTTTCAAATTTAATCTTTTCAGCAGCAGCCTTATAAGATTTATATTTATCACATTTATCCCAACAAGCAGCACGACGTTCATTACAATTTTTACAAGGTCCATCTATTTTAGCCATGCTGCACCTCCATTATTTATTACTTAAATCATATATGACTCCTAAATATGAATATGCATCGCCTGTCATATCAATCAAGAATTCATACCCATACACCCTATAAATTTTACATATATCGTTTGTTACTCTTTCCATAGAATATTTTGTTTCTAAGCTTAGCTCATCAGCCTTTTCATATATGGATTCCGCTATTGCTGGAGAACAATCAAGACAGTTTCCAATACGACAAATAATTTCAACGTCCTTAGTTCTGTAATCATTACATTCGTCAAAATTAACCCACTGCCGGTGATTACCGCCATTGACTGGCTCATTTTTTTCGTGCCGATCGCAGTTAGTGTTAGTACAGTATTTCTCTATAAATTTGTTACTTCGTATGCAGTAGGCTTTGTCATTCATTATTTGTCACCTTTTAAAAATACCCAGCCAGTAACACCCAAAAACAATAAAATTGTCAGTACCAATCCAAAATAAAGCGGTGCTAAAACAATCCACCAAGACCACGTTATAACACCAAGCAACTTTAATACTATGAATATTAATCCTAAAACAGACAAAAACGACATAATGAAATTTCTCCTTTCACTACCTCCGACCAAATTGCGAAATAAATTAATAGTGCTAAATTCTCTCCTACTTCAATCATTCTTTGTATGCTCCTCCATCTTTTCGATTTCTTTTATCCACTGCGGAAGAATCTCTCCCCTATATATGTACCAATCTTCTGACCCTGGCCAATCTTCCACAAAATAACGTGCTTCTACTGGCAGTGTTTTTACGAATTCTCCCGCTGCAACCAAATTACGTAAATGTTTTCCTGGAATTATTATGCGTAGCCTATAAGCTGTTCGGCTATAATTAAGCCCATGGCTTGTTGCCCACGTCTGTTTTAATGGATCAGAATTTACTGTTAGCCACTGGCATTTTTTAATCATTCTAATTCCACGCTTTGTATCTACAGGACACATTCCAAGCGTAAGCCCCTGTCGCTTAATACTTTCAACATCCATAGCCGCACAAAAATGAAATAATTCTCTGCTCCTACTCATATCCTCAACACCTTTCAATCATTACATATAGCTTGGCCGCAGTATTTGCAATAATGAGCATCATCATCTACCTCACGTCCGCATACAGGACATGCCCAGCCTTTAGGTATTTGTTGTGGAAAAGGACAGTTTGGTATAAAATGCTCTTCGACTACCAAATTTACTTCTTGCGGTATCTGCTTTTGAGCAGCTGTCAATAAAGTTATATAAGCCTCTCTTTTCTTATTCATAGGCATTTTCCAAATGATTGGTTTTAATAAAGCTATTGATCTTTCTAACTTTAGTATGTTCATTCGGGTTCACCGTCCATAATAGCCCCGCAGTAAGGGCAGCTTTTATATTTTTTACTGCCGCTGTAGATCGGTACACGCTCACCACATACGCTACAATCACCGATTGGGTGTTCAGGGTGTTCAATCCAATGCCCACGCTTACGTTCTTCTACAACTGGCATTGTATCAAGCCTATCAGCAGCACTTTGATAACCACTTCTAATGCCGTCGAAAAACTCACCCCAACCGTGTATATCTCCAACCATTCTTAATAATTCCACTTTTGCCGCATCCGCATCTATTAATCTCATTATCTATTCACCTACTATTTTTTATTTTTATATCATAAGTATTATTAACTATGTCCATATTATGATCATCATCCATGTATGCTTCTTCTATAACATCCTTAATTTCATCCTCTGTAGCGTCATTTTCTACGTCTAGTTTGATCTCATACTCATTTGTTTCAATAACTGTTGCTATTACTGTTTTCATAATCTATTCACCGTCCTCTCAAATATCCATCGGGTCACAATTCTCACAGTCAGGTTCAATGTCTCCATACTGCCAACGACAATATGTACAGCAGAATTTACTGTCCCAGTAATCACAGGTAGTGTCACAATCATCACAAGGGCATTGTTCTTCTTCCATTTTTATTCACCGTCCCGTCTGTTCCATGCTGCTGCAGCTTCTTCTTCTGTTGGCTGAAATCTCCCAACAGTTGCGTCACATTCTAGATTTGTACAGATCACATAATAATAAGGATTAATTGGCGTTCTTTCCATCTTAGCTTTGCTACCGCAGAACGGACAAGGTTTTAATTTAGTCATTTTTCTTCACCTTTCTCAGCACTAATATCAAACATATCGCCTAAATTTCTGACAACTTGCGCTAACCGCAGGCACAGTTTTTGAGTAGCTTCAAACGATAAAATATCAAGTATTTCTTTCTGTTCTTCTTCCGTCATGTCGGTAAAGCAGATATCTTCATGCCTATAATCCCTCTCTACTCTGAAATAAATGCCGCAAAGTTCATGTTTTTTCATTGTTCTTTACACTCCTTTATCTCAATTAATGGGCAATCTGTATGCCTACAGCTTTCTAAAACCTTAAAATTCTCTCGTACGCCCTCGATATCTATACAAAGAATATTAGGCACTAATGCTTTGCCATCAACTTGACAATACTGCCCTCTTTCATCTATAAAAGGACACTTTAAGCAATTCTTAGGCATATCCATTTCTTTAATTGCTATCATGCTCTTCGTCCCTCTCATAGCCTTGGCAATAAGTTTGTCCATTCATTAATACAAAGCGACAGCAATTATAGCCATAACTATCTTTATAAGTGCATTCCCCATTACTATAATGCTTGTAATTAACCCACGGACAATATAGTACTCTCTGCTTTGAATATTCATCTCTAACGTGTATCTGTACTACTACGTTAGCCAATTTAATTATTTTCATGTTTTTCTAGCTCCGTTCTGTCAGCCCAAGTAATCCTACGCGATTTAAACTTAGTTGGCATAGATATAACAGTAAGCTGAATACAGTTACTACATTCTGGGTTTTCGCTCAACTCACTGGTCTTTCTGTTATTAATGCATAAATAACAATAGTCTAAGTATTTCATTTTTTACTCCTACATTCTTACCCAACGGTTTTTGTCCTTAGGCATAAATTCAGAAGGTCTAGCAAAACTGTATTTCTCATTAGGCTTACAGTTACCACAAATAAAACTTCCTAAGCATTTGCACTCATGGCACCAGCCTACGTACTTGATTTCAAGATTTTTCATAATTTACATCGCCTTTCTACATTCGTCACACAAATAGTCAAACTTTCCCAAAGTACCTTCCGGATACTCACTATCAACGTCTATACGCCTTCCGCACTTGCAGCACTCACAAAACCACCCGTTTTCAAAGTAGACCTTTAACGGAAGATTATTGATACTGCCGTATTCGTCCGCCCACGGTAATCGGCTAACGTTGGCATCTAAAAAATCAATATCCAATTCGCTAGCCCCTTCTCGTTTTGCTTGACCTCTTGTTTTTCCGTATACAATAACGGCGTATCCATCACCGTCACGCTCCTTACAGCAATACGCTTTCATCTACTCCACCGCCTAATCTATATTATTAAAACTCCCTAGCTTGTATCCGAATTTTCGGTATCCGTTTGGAGAACATTCAAAGCTGGTTATATCTTCAATGCGAAATGCCTTATCGCAATGGGGGCAACATGGCAAGTTTTCGCCTCTTCTGCCTATCTGCTTTTCTAAGTCTTTTAACGACCGTTTCCATGGTCGGTACTTTCTCCCTATTTCCCATGCACGACGGATACACTTCACAACATATTCTCTTTCCTCATATAGAGTTTCCCATGTTTTAGCAAGCATCTCTAGCGCAATAATTGGGTCTATTATGTTACCGCAATGGTCGCAATAAAGCAGTCTATTTTCGCTGTCTAACACCAGTTTTAGGGGCTTGTTATTGCTTGACCGAAAATTATTGTAGCATTTACATCTAACGCCCTTTTTTACTTTGTCAATAGGTTTAATTTGCACAATTTTTTGTGTGATTTTGTCCACTACTCCACCGCCTTTGCTAATTTAACTGGATATCGGCTCAAACTCCGAATCATGTAGTGCATAAGCTCAACTTTACGGCCGATGTTTAGCGTCCTTTTCCTCGATATACGTTCCCGACTTATGTATTTCTGTCCAAAACAATCACCATACAAGAGAATTCCAATCCCCCTGGCTGTATGGTATTTCAATTCTTCTTTAACCGCTTCTCTCCGATAAAGTTCTGTTGGCAAAACGATGTAATTATAATCTCCGCAAAATGATAGCTTTGCCTTGCTTTTTAAGTCAGATAGACTAATTTTTATTTCATAAGCCTGAAAGACGTTAGTACTATTCATTGTCATAAAATCAACATATTCATCACCATAACCAGCCCCCAGGCAAACTTCATAGCACCCATACACGCCGGCCTGATCAGCTTTGGTATAATACAACAGCGCTTTTTTTATTTCTTTCGTCAGTTCCGTTTCAGCCATCATTTACCTCCCAGTACTGCCAAAGCCGTCTATTCCTCTATCGGTTTCCGCAAGTTCCTTGACTTCTATCAACACAGCTTCCTCCTGCTTACGCAAGATCATCTGTGCTATGCGATCACCTGCTTCAACTTTATAGGGGATTTCCCATGAGCTGCCATTTTTATTAAATTTCATTGCTAGTCTTTTGGCTTCGTACATAACTTTGACTTCGCCTCTGTACCCATTGTCTATAATCCCGATGCCGTTCGGCTGGCGAAGCGGCGTTTTAAACCCGATACTACTTCTAGGTGCAATTTCCACATAATAGCCTTTAGGCGGCTCTATTGCAAAGCCTAACCCAATTAACACCGGTTCTTTGCCAACTTCGACACATTCTCTCGCATAACAGTCCCATGCAGCATCGTCATTATGAGCTTTAGTTGGCATAATACCGCCGTCTAACAATTTAATTTTTACATCAATCATTTTCAAATCGCACTCCTTTACATCCTGCGTCTGGCATACTCTGCCATCAACAAAGCCTCAGCCATGCCATCATGTGATTTTTTGCAACGAGATGTTGGTAATAAACTAACATCCGGGAACAACTTCCGACACACCTCTATCGATTTCTGTTTATTCCCATTAAGGCCAAATTCTTTTTTCCAAACCTGCGGCCTAACAAGTTGATATCTAATTTCAAGTGCCTGTAATACACCTTCGATAAATCCAGCTGATTTGCCAAAGTTAAACATACTCGTTACTCCTTGCCCTGGCATAGCGCCAACCTGTTCAATACAAGCTACAGCTTTTCGGTCGCATATGCTATTCATAAATTCAACAAATTCTTTATCATCATAGGGATACGCAATTACAAGATCATCATCTATGATTGCATATCCACCTTTTTTACCTACATCTACCCCTATGTAGATCATTGCTATCTCTCCTTATTCGTTATCACAGCCATTTGAATCACTCCTAATGACATTATTAGTTTCAGATATTTTGGTCATAATAGAAGCCCATGCTGTATCCCGATCATCAAATGATTTAAAATATTCTGTTACTGTAGAGGTCATTCCATTACTGCCGGTCTCATAAATCACCCAAATTTTAGGCTCTTTAAAATCAACACTCATAGATGTTATCTGATCAATTCTGATTAGCCTCGGTGCCGGAGATTGGTCTAAGCTTCTTCTTGTATTAACCAACAAAAAAGCTTTCTGCTCTGAAACGGCAACACCGCCATCGGATAAATTACCGCCTTCGACAGTAGATTCTTGCCCTATATCTTCGCTGGTCGTTATATCGTCCAGCCGGGTGCTTAATGCAATAGCGAGTTTTTCGGCAATGGATTTCGGCGTTGCACCTCCAATGCTTTCCAAACGTCTTATAAGACTTAAATCTACCTTGCTGGCTTGCGACAGTTCAAATTGATTCATCAGAGCTTTCTCTCTTGCTGATACTAACTTATTTTTATCAATATTCATTTTATTTTTCCTCCCACATAAATTCACATTGACCATCTGCAGGATTATCTCTTGCGACCGGAACACCTAACCGATGGTATAACTTACGATATCGACACTCTTCAACTTTAATACCTTGTGTACATAGATGACACGATTCAAACGCATGGTCTATTACCGTATATAAATCATCAATAGATACTGTCACAAGCTCCTGGGGATTCTCCTTATCAGTTGGCACATATCTCTTATCGTCACTGGTCACATAAACCATTTTGTTATGATTATGACGGCGCTGTACAGTCTGCAGTTGATCCTTATCCAAGCAAAATAATCGTTCTTCTAACACCTTTTGGCAATTAGTTGCTGCAGATCGCAAGCGCTTTCTCCACTCCGATTCAGGTGTTCTATTAGCAATAGCTTCTAATTCTCCCGAGAATGTACCAACCTTCATAGCATCTAACATTTCGTTTTTTGACATATAGCGTTCTTTTTTCATCAAATCACCCTATTTCGATACATTGTCATTAAATTAGAAATTGCCTGACCATCCATATGTATATTATTCTCTGCAGCTAATGTAGCAGCTTTGAGAACTTTACCAAAGAAATCACGAACTATATCGCAACCATGTTGGTCCAATGCTTTTTCCATTGGAATACCGCAATATTTTAAACTGGTCCTTGAGTATTTTTTATTTTTTACCAATCTGTTCATCTCCAATGTGAAGTAATCTTGCGTATACCTAAAGCCTGTTATTGGTTAAGACTTTATAAACAAAGGCAACACATATACCAGTAAAGACAAAACATGAAGTATATAAAACGATGTAATCAATCATAAGTTAAAGTCCTTTAGACTAAAAATTGTTATTCCCTTAGCCCTTGCAAAAGCATACTCAGCCATACATCCTCGGGATGTTTGCCAAGCGTTAGCAAGTAATAATCCATCACAAGCGTTCAACAGATCTAAACAAACATTTACACCATCGATATAATCAACATCCACATACATATGACCAAAATTAAGTACTGGCGAAATGAATACATAAGAGTTATTGCAATTAGTCGTCAGCTTCCGAACGAGATCCTCACACGCTTTTACATTTACATCATCACCACCAAAGGGATGAGCAATATATATCAATTTTTTATCCATAAAAAATATCACTCCCTCCTAAGATTCTTTAAAATGCCACCCCAAATGATTGTACCTATCTGCACACTCACACTGTTGCATACCATTTCCTGCCTCTTCAGGGACAAACCCAGCAGACTGACAAATAGGACATTTATTTAGATACTTAGGCAGATATCTAGATATAACATCAAAATTCAAAAAATCTGCCGGCTTTTTATAATAACGAACCTGAGTACCTACCTTTTCACGTTTTAACTTCAGCACAGCAGAAACAATGTCATCAGGAAAAATCCCAATATCAACAAGAGAATGAAATGCAGCTTTAGCAACTTCTTTTTCCGTTTGTTTTGGATATAAATCCCAAAAGTCATCAAATGCGTCAGATACTAACTGCTCTTTGGTTTTCCCTACAGTATTAAGTACTAACTCATATAGTACTGTATTGGATTGTATTGGATTCGTATTCGTATTGGATTGGATTGGATTAGGCGGGCAAATGATTTCATTTGATTTCATTTGATTACAAGTGTTAGTGTTTGACTTCTCAACACCTGTGGATAAAATCGTCTTTGCTGTATCAGGTGGATCAGGATATTTACTTTTACGAGTTCTAATCTGCTGGTGTTTACCCCAAGTTACCAATTGCAAGTACGGTTGCCCATTTGCTTCATAGCGAACCACCAAGCCTACCTTCGATAACTTATTTAGCGCATCATCAACAGTCGCTTTTGTTATATCCTTCAAAGGAAACAGCCTAGATTTAATAATAGGAATTCTTCCATCCATACGTCCATAATCATCACAATTAACCATTAGCCGATAGAAGAACGCTTCTTCGAACCAACTGAGTTGATCAATTGTAGGGCTGCTGCATATACTTTCTTTTATTATCCGATTACCCATAAGGCCACCTTCAATCCCAATGCTTAGCGAACAACATAATAATCTTTACTCTCGAAAATATCTTCGTAGACACTTAGCTTTACCCACTCATCAGAAATCCCACGATCATAAGCGTCTAAACGATTCAGTTCCAAAGATGCCGCAGGATAAAACCATTCTAACGGAGATCCTGGCTTGAACCGCATTACACCCTTTCCATCAGATGCGATCTGCGCTTGATACCATTTAACCAACTTGCAATAATCATCAGAAACAGCAATGATTCTGCAGCTATCTGCACTATCATTCATTGGCTGAAGGGTTAACTGGAAAAATCTTGCCTCTATTAATTTAATTGTTCTTGTTTCCATTTTTTCATCATCCTTTTAATATTTGATATCATAGGTATCCTCATTCTCAATCTCCTCCGTTGAGCGCTCTCCTCATTCTCGCCACTTTCCCACCAAGCTGGCTATTTTTCCTACGTAGCATCTTATTCTCGTTTAATAGAGCCTCAAGAACTGGTTTTAAAACTGGTATATATTTGTCCTCTGGCTCATCTTTAATCATTGCTAGCATAGCTTTTATATTGATATGCATAATTACTTTTATCGCTCCATTCCTTCAAACAATTCAGGAAGCACCCTCGCCTTATATACTTTGCTTCTGCGGGTGTTTTCTAAGGCCTTGCGAGTTTCGTTTGCCATTTGACCTATCAAATTACTGGCATGAGTATTTTTATCTAAAAATCGTACCAATGGCGTTATAACTTCAAGAGTTTCTTTTGCGTTCCGGCGCCTTACGCTGTACTCCTTCATCAATCTGCAAATTTTGGTCCGTGTGCTCCTGTTTTTAGGATAATCAATCTCACATTTATGACGAATATCGCAAAAGGCCATATCAGCTTCTTTGATTTCTGTCTGACAAGCATTATCAATGGATTTTATTTCCATTACCAAATCCCTAAAGGCATTGATTATCGCTGCTGCTCTTTCGTAATCGTATTGCATTTCCGCCTCCTAGAACGGTATTTCTTCATCAAACGGTACGGCCTGCCCGAATGCTTCCATCTCACTTTTTTCACCTGTTGGTTTCGCTGTATCCGACCTACGCTCAATAAATTCTACGCTATTAGCGATGATCTCCGTTACCCAGCGTTTTGTACCGTCCTTGGCATCATAACTGCGTATCTGCAGCCGACCGTCTACAAGCAACCTATGCCCCTTATGACAGCTATTACCAATCATTTCAGCAATCTTACCCCAAACCACTACCGGCACAAAGTCAACTTCCTTATTTCCGTCGGCAGACTTGAACGGTCGATCTACCGCTAACGTAAATTGAGTTACTACCTTCCCTGTCTGCGTGTATTTTACTTCCGGGTCCTTTGTTAAGCGTCCCATTAAAATAACTTTGTTCATTACATTACACCTCTCCAAATATGCCACTCTACAGCTACCTCTGCCAACGCACAGCCGAGTTGCCATAAAAATCCAGCGGCAAAGATAAACGCTAAAGTAACAGCAGCTTCTTTTTTACTCATTCGCATTCAACTCCATCTCTAACAGGTAAATCTCTTATTTGATCTGCTAATTTAGATTTTAATTGTAAGTTAGTTTCATTTATCCATTTTGCATACAATGAAGAAGTAATCGCTTTTTTTGTGCTGCATTTTATATTATTCGGCCAAATAAGCGGACAATAGTCACAATCATCACAGTCCATGTCCTCGTAATTGTATTCGCAAGCAAAACAACCATTTTCTACCATTTCGTAATATCCACCGTTATACTGCCAACCTTCCCAATCATCTTTAGTTTTGTTAGGATTTTTTGAAAGCCAGTCCCAAAGCGCTTTATGTCCTGTATGATTAAATTTAGCCATTATTACCACGCTCCAATAGATAACCATGCTCACGCACTGTGTCATAAAGTGTCTTCCCGCCCTTGTTTATTACATAAGGCAGAAATATCTGATCCATACTCGCCATACCGATCTGTATCAAAGCCATTTGCGCATCAACCCAATCTTTCAAGCATTTCCATGCTGTCCGCTCAGCTTGCTCAGCAGTAGCTTTTACACTGCTATTACGTTTTTTTGAGCTGATAAAATTTTCTGTACTGCTTCCACGTTGACCGGCAGCGCTATAGGTATCTCGCCTATAGCGGTATCAACAAGAAACTTCAATGCTATGATCTTGCCGCCGGCACAATCTTTCTGAATTGACTTAGCCCCGTTGGTAATTAAAGTTGCTTCTATCTCAGCTGCAGTCTTCAATGGATTAGCCATTGAAGTGTAATTTTTAAAATTCGCCATTATCTCACTTCCTCAAAATAAATTCAGTTGGGCATCTTCTAACAGAAAGCGCCGTTCCAACTTGCTTAAATCAAATAATCCTTTTGTTTCTACTGACTTCCAATAGTTCATAGCGTCAAGCCGCAATGCATCTGCATATAACTCTGGGTATTTTTTCCTCAACAATCGCCAATCTTCGATCCTTTGGAGCGGGCATAAGTAGCAGCTAACACGCCTAAAATCTTTATATAGTCCGTTCCAATCGAAACCGCGATTGTAACAATATTCTAGTGCCTTTGATTCGGTGATACCCCAGTCGAACAGCGGATGAATCACGTTTTTTGCTATATTTTTATGTCGCTTGGGTTCATCAGCGGCTATACCTATGTACTTTATGTATCCACCTTTACCAAGAAAATACTTTTCTGATACTCTCGTTTTTAAAAGACCGGTACACCAACGGTTCATCATAGATGCCCAACCGTAGCCCTTTATACCTTTGAATTTTCCTTTAGTTCTTATATGTTCTGCAAAGTAATAATCAAAACTATGATCAGCCCGTAAGACTGTTACTTTTCGGCCAATGTGTTTTTCTACTTTTGAAATATGATCATACATCTGCGGGAACTCCTTGCCAGTGTCGCAATATATGATTTCATCTATAGGCATTTCTCGCTCAATCATCATTAGCAACATAGCGGTACTGTCCTTGCCACCCGAAAACTGTACGATATGCTTCATATCAATTAACCTCTCGTGTGATCATAGTCTTCGAACTTCTTAATCGTCCTAAATATCTGCTTATTGTTAACCCAACGCTGCAGGTACCTTGTTTTATCCAGCGCATTAGGTTTATCAAAAATCATAATGTACGGATCATAGCCAATATCCCTCAAGGTATATACACGATACAAATCTTCTTCGTGTGTACTATTAAAGTTTGTTAGCACGTAAACGCTACGGTTGCGCTGACTGCCTTTCCACACAGATCTGTATTCCTTTAACTTTTCCAGCGTTCCCATATCATCAGGATTATCCCAAGCAAAGTGAAGCATACTGTACTTGACTTTATTAATGGCAGCGGCTTTTTCGTCTGTCATAAGGCGAATATCCAGACCCTGGGTAAAATCTACCCATGCACCGCTATCAGCCAACTGTCCAAGTAAGTTCTCCCAATCAGGACAAGCTAACAAATTAGGATCAAGCAATTTTATATGTTTTTGCCCACTCCAAAACTGAGATAAATTTGCCACCTTATGAGCTCGCATACCTTCCTTTTCTGCCACAATGCAAAACTGGCACTTACGTGGACATCCTCTGCTCAAGTAGCCATATGCTGTATCCTCAATACCGTACAAATTATAGTCAGGGTAACAACTTTCTATTTCATTTGGCAACTTACTTATAAGATCATAACCAGTCCCGCCTTTTACTATTTCGTCTGCCTGATATGATTGAATATCGTCCGGCGTAAAAGTAAAAACTTTAGCCATATACACAATGTCATAATGTTCAAGACTACCTGCCCATTCGACTGTATCACCGGCGCCCTTATGCCATGACGCTATTTTCATCAATGCAAGGTTAGGCCAATTATGATTATCCACATCAACAAGTCCTATTCGCATAATCCACCACTAAATAACTCTTGCTGACTGCGTTTAGTAAACTTAGGCATAGTTGTTGTAATTTTGTCTCCATATTCTTCTACTCGCTTTTTCCTGACTGAAAAATATTGGCCATTTTTAGCAAGATATTGATTATCTACTTCCGGCGGTATCGACAAATAATATTCATCCGGCAAAACATCTGTCTCACACAATTCCTCAAGTTGCCTTTTATAAGAAACTATGTGATTTCTTATAAGATTCATATTCACACCATCCGGCCAAAAAGGATCACAACCACCATACTTCCTGAGATATTCCCATCGCTCTAACTCTTTGACTATTTCTGACGCAACAAACTCTATTTGATTTTCCTTACTCGGTTTCATTTTGCCCATCTATATCAATCTCCTAAAACAAATTTATCGGTATCTCGGCTTCCGCTGCCTTGCAGTATGCTGGATTAAGATCAATCCCGATATACTGCCTGCCATATCTATTTGCAACTCTGCAGCTTGTACCACTGCCGACAAACGGATCAAGTACAATGTCACCTTCGGCAGTACCACATAATATACACCGCTCAGCTAATTCATTTGGGAACTTAGCGTAATGCGTAACACCACCGCTCGCAGTTGTAGCCATATTCCAAACACTTCGCATTCTGCGTTTACCGGTATTATTCTCGCAATTACCATGACTATTACGTGACAACTCTCTTGAATTATCAAATGTATTTTGCTCTGTGTATTTGCCGCCTCGGAAAGTCTTACTATTGCCTTTGCGTCTACGTGATTGCGCTTGTCCAAAAGCTCCAACACTACCAGCAATTGGCTCATTATTAAATCCAACTGCTGGCTCTAATATCGCCTCGGAGTTAAAGTAATACCGCTGCCGCTTGGCTAGCAAGAAAATATACTCGTGGCTTTTTGTGCATCTATCCCGTACACTCTCCGGCATACAGTTTGACTTTGACCAAATTATGTCCTGACGTAGTATCCAACCACTATCCTGTAAGGCAAACGCAAGTCGCCAAGGTATTCCCATTAGATTTTTAGCAGGTAAATCATACTTACAATTCGTAATAGCCTTTTGCCCCAATAAACCTTTACGCCCAGCCTCTTTGGTGCCTTTAGCATGCTGCGGATAACCTGCGCTACCTTTCATGCTTCCAGAGTAGCTATCGGCTATATTAACCCACAAAGTACCATCGTCAGTTAGTACCCGCTTAACTTCTGCAAAGACCTCAACAAGTCTGGCAATGTAATCCCGCAGTGTTGGTTCAAGTCCTATCTGCCCGGATACACCGTAGTCACGTAGGTTAAAGTAAGGCGGCGACGTAACACAGCAGCGGCAACATTTATCTGGCAAAGTACGCAATACGGTTAGTGCATCACCGCATATGATTTTATTCACGCTTACTTTACTCCTTGGCATATTTATCACTTACCTTTATTAACATTGTCCTTCGGCGCAACGTACACTGCGCAACCTGTTGCCGCCATAATTTCACGTTTAAACCGTTCTTCATCACTATTACCATCAGATAGATGCAATAGCCAAATTTCTTTTGTTATACTCAAATTCTGTGCTTGCAAGAAGCGTTTAACATTGCCCAACTCAAAGTGACTGTACATTAATCGTACTTTATGTGCACCTGGTAGCAATCCATTTTCTACATTGCGATTAACAATATCGAACGCATAATTACATTCGATCATAATGTAGTCAATAACGCCCTGAAATCTATATTCTACATAATAGGTATCCATAACAAATAACAACCGTTCCCCTGTCGCCATACTACAAATTAAATAACCAACTGGTTCTGCAGCGTCATGATTGACCGAAAAAGGCAATATCCTAAAGGTTCCAACTTCAAACCACTGCAACGATTTAATGAAATGCAGCCGGTGATGTCTTTCCATGTTCAAATTCCTACCAGTACCAGCAGTCATATAAACATCAACGCCAGCGCAAAGAACATCTTTAAACGCTTTTGCATGATCTTGGTGTTCATGTGTCACCAAACATCCACTAAGCTTGCTAACAGAAAAACCTAGACCTTTCTTGATAACACTGAAGCTTATACCGCATTCTAGCAGCAGCGAAGATATTCCATCTCTCACGAAATAACAATTGCCACTACTGCTAGATGCTAAAATTTTTATTTCCATTAGAATCCAGGCTCATCCGAAGTTGCAAACATCCCTGTGGCTTCGGTAGGTTTTACTACGACAGCTGCATCTGTCGCAACTATAGCTTCTTCTACAATGGTATTAACCACAGGGATTTGGGTTACAGTTGGTTGCTGCGGAATTTGTGCAATAGCACAACCCCCTGTATCTGCCGTATCAATATTCACAGGAATACTGTTTGCCTTGTCCATAATTTCGGCTTCCAAAAGCTGTTCAGAACTTTTATCTTCACTGGCAATTAGCATCTTGTAAGAATCATCAATTTTTTGTGGATCAATAGTAATCTTTTTAGACGCTTTAATAAGAATAGTTTTCAGAGCCATCTCATCGTACCAATTGCCCCAAAACACTTTGCTTGAAGCTTTATTCATACGTTTATCAATCTCTGCTTTGGACATTATCACTAAAAGATTTTTTCTTTCGTCTGTAAATCGAATATATGCGAATCCACCCACAACAACTCCTCTATTGAAAGGATTGGTAATCGTGAACTCATATGTATCCGATGGATGATGTGCATCTTTTTTTAATGCTTTAAACTCGTCATTTCCATAAACCAGTTCAACAATTACTTCTTCAATAGTGTCAAGAGAATATTTTCTTACCACAATTTCTCTTCCTTTGTATCCAGGCATGAAAGAAAAGCTATATTTTTTCTTCTTATTATCAAAATATGGAACCGCAAACAATTGATTTGGTAGACTCATATCCAATCCAAGTCGAGCGTAATTCATTATGTTTTGAGCAAGTGAACTATTTATGTCTATATTGGTCCATGTGTATGGAGTTTTACCATCAGGTCTATTCTTCTCGGCCTCTCGCAAGGCATTATCGCAGCCCATGAAATAACCTTGTATTAATCGTTTCATTTCTGCTGTAACCTTAACTTCTCCAACTTCAGTGCAAAACTCGCGCATTACTTTATCAACAAAAGCCTGTCCTACTGTAATGTTTTGAGCTGCCGGATTAATTTCTTTAGTCATGATTATTACCTCCAGAATGTTTTAATGTGATTATTTCCGTGATCATATCGCCAATGCAGTCCGGGCAAAGCAAAATTCTTTTATCCCCAGAATGACTAAATTCAAATTCAAATATTTTTATTTTTGATCCACATGAATCGCATTTGCATAGACTCATTGAATTTCTTGGTTGCGTGACTCGTATCATTTACAACACCACCCTCAAAGTTTTATCAGATTCACTTACAATTAAAGAAATCATTTGTTGATTAGGCATTTCAATGAAGTTAGTCACCGACTCGGCATTGTCTATAAATATAGGTGCCACAAAGTTATAGTGCTGAGATAGTGTTCGAATAATATCCAAACCGACATTAATCCGCATTGCATTATTTAAATCTGTGAACGGGACTCCATCTACCATAGTTTCACAGCATTCAGCAATGCCGTCATTTACGATATTCTCATTGAAAAGTCTGAATCTTGCGATGCTAAACTTGCTATTGATTTTAGCAGTCAACATGTCAACCTTTGTACGAACAAAGCTTTCGCAAAGAAAAATGATTTTCTCAAGCTTTTCATATTCGCCATTCAACGATTTTTCTTTTTCAAGAAGCTCCTTGATACGGCTTTTGTTCCTCTCATCAGCTTCCACCAGCGCAACTTTCCTGCGGCCTTCGTCAATGCGAGCCTGCAGATTTTTTCTCGTTTGTTCTAACTCAGCAATAAGGTCTTCACGAGCCGCATCATCCGTGCCCTCTAACTTGGCTAGCAATGCATCTTTTTTCGCCAAAAGTTTTTCACGATCGACAGGATACGTAAGCGGAACTTCTTTAATTTGCGTAGCAAAAAGATTTTCACGTTTACGTGCTTCGGCCAAATCAAAATCCTTGTGGTTGATAGCCGTCATGACTTCCGTCAAAGCCTTCTCATAGATAGCCTTATTCTCATTATTTTTGGTTCCCTCTGCCTGAATGGCACTTTTCTTGTTAGCTTGGCGCAAATTAAACTTTTCGGCATCTTGGGCTATTTTAGCTTGAGCTGCCATAACTTCCTCTTCCGGAATATGTTGCCCACAAGTTGGACATATTGTCGTGATTTCCGGAACAACAAATGTTTCTGTCACTAAATCTTGAAACTGATTGAGCAACCTAGTTCTTTCATCAACACAGGAAGCAATTTTCATTTCCAATTGAGTTTTTTGGCCCATAAGTTCGGTTAGCTCACGCACCAATCCATTAACGATTTCCGTTTCTGCCGCCATAAATTCACGAAGCCGAGCTCGTTCTTTTTCTTGAATAGCTGTAGCATCTGCAGTCATTTGGCTTAGTTGCAGTTCAACGGTGCCCAAATCGCTTTTGATAGTATTTTTAGGATCATTAGCCTTTGCCTCAGCCAGTTTTTGAGATATGGCATCAATTTCCTTCTGAAGCTCAACAACACCACCATTAGAAAAAGATTTTGCTTCAAATACAACCTGCTCCGGGATCTCAGCCAATTGCAATTCATCAATCCTTGGTGGTATCTTTAGTAGTTCTTCTTTAATACGTTTGGCCTTAAAAGCAGTTTCTTTCTTTATCTGCTCAACTGTCTGGTGACCGATAAGTTCAGCCAATCCTTTCAGCTCAGGAGATCCATCAACAACTTCCTGATCGGAAATATTGCCGCAGACCTCCAATATAATATCTCGGCGCTTTTGCCATGATAACGATGTGTTAAAAAACATTGGATTCGTCAAAAGCTTAAAAATATCTTCATTGGCTAACGACTCAATATATTTTTTATATTCTCCAGCTTTGGTCGGTACACCAACAGGATTATTTCCTTCTCCGATAAAGTAATCGACTGTGTTACCATTAAAAACCGCTGTGGCCTTGCTACGTGGAGTTGTCCAAACTTCGTGATATACTTTTCGTAATGTAATTACACGGCCATCATCCAATTCAAAAACTCCGCAAACTTCATGTTCACCGTGTGACATTTCTTCTCCGTTAATGCGAGTTTTGATTCCGAAATCTGCAGCATTCTCACTGTTTTTTCCAAATAGCAGCCAAAGCATGGCATCCATAACTGTAGTCTTGCCGGTAGCGTTATCGCCATATATAGTCGCTGATAATCCTTTTGGCTCAAAGGTAAAGTTTTTTAAACCTTTAAAATTTTTGAGCATTAATGATATAAGTTTCATATTATCTTTCCCTCCTGCAGTACACATAATTTTCTGACGGAGCATATTCCACGATTACAATAACCAGCACTCCATTTTTATCGCAAACATGATCACCCTCACCGATCGGTAAACAATGAGAACACCCTTCACACGTCAGCTCCACATCTTCACAGTCGCATCGTTCTCCTGCGTCTAAATTCTCCCCACACTTAGGACAAGTCTTATAAGTCAAACTTCATTGCTCCTTTTTCTAAAATAATGATTATAGAAAACAGTGAAACGATATGCTATAATAAAACTTGGGTAGAAACATATCGTTTCTATGTTTTTTCACTTTATAGGCGCTGCGTCCCTAACACGGCGTCTATTTTTTTATACTTAACGGTATTAAAAGATGGTCTCCTGGTTGTAAAAGACGACCAGCTTTAAACAAATTCTGGTTGCGATCATCTTGGCAAATTTGCCACATAAATTCTCTTATATCCTTGATATGTTCCGGCGCATAATGGTTAGCAATAGACCAGAGAGTGTCTCCATGATGCACAGTATAAGAAACTACTTCTACCTGCGCTTCAGACTGGACAGCATCAACAGAATTGGCAATGCTTAAAGCCACCAAAATAACACCAATCAAAGCAATAAGGTATTTCATTACAGTTCACCTCCATATCTAGATTTAACTCTTGCCAAAACCTTATTTTTAGATTTTTGCTTTCTATATTTTCTATTTGGCCGGCGATAACACAAACGATCATCGATACATACAGGCTTATTATTGACATAATGCCAATCAGATATAGCCTTTCCGCATCTGGCACATCGTTGTTTTATATCCCTGGCCATACAACTACCTCCTACGTTTTTTGCTCTTTTTCTGCATCTTTTTTAAACATTCAAAACTGCATAAACGGTAAATCTTCTTCTCTTCTGCGTTCCATACTTTCAGTTCGGTAACTGGTTCAATAGCTGCAGAACATACATCACAGTAATTTTTCAACTCAACCTCCTTCTTGCAAAGATCGCATAATGTGCTATAATTGACTTGACCTTAGACATAATTGTCTACTAACCCCTAGAAACCGTTTGTGTACCAGCACAGGCGGTTTCTTTTTTTGTTTCTCGCCCAAAAATACTAAGCAAAGCAACAGCTGCTTCTCTAAGTTCACTTATCAAATGCGAACTTACTCTTGATTGATTTACAACATCACTAATTATTGCCGGTAAAACTCCAACAACATCGCTAACTTCTTTTTGCATTTGCAGTACACCAAAAGCTAATGTTGGGCTTTCTGGAATCAGTCCAAAAATATCGCAGAAAACTACATTTTTCTGCAAATGCTGAACTCTTAACCACGGGGTACGATAAAGATAAGACATCCTTAAAACCGTTGAATCAGGTACCGGCGATAAACCTAATTCATAATTTTTCAGAGTACTCTCTGCCAAAGCTAATTCTTGAGCAGCCTGAATGCGTCCAATTTGGCTAAATAATCTAGCTTGTAAATAAGGATTAGCTGTATTAATTGCCATTTTTAGACCTCCTTCATGATAAAATTTCTTTAGATGAAACGTTTTTATGGCGGTGACGTCTTCTCAATTCGCATTTAAAAGCTTGAATGCATTTTGAACTTCCACAGATCCTGACGCTCTGTTTTTCAAGATCATCCCATATAAAGATGTATTCTTCGCCGCCGAATTCTTTGCCACAGACAGGGCAGGACATTTTTCTTCATCTCCTTTCTCCATATCTCTATCAAGCATTTGAAGTAGTTTCATTACTGCATTTAACGACAGCGAACAACTGTGGTCAAAATGTCTTTCGACAGAAATCTCGCTTCTACTTACAATGTGTTTTTCCATTACACTCTCACCATATTTCATTACAAACCTTTCATCGTCTATGCACAAAATCTACGCCAGGCTGCCAGTGCAGCAGCCCTGTTTTTATGGATAGAATCTTTAACCTTTTTGCCATACTGATCACATACAACCAACCGAGCTGTTCCATCGACCTTATCTGTAACACTAGCAGTAACACCACAAAAGTCTTTATGATATGTTTTCAAATTAAAACTCCTTTCTTTTTTCATCCTGCTTTACCAAGTTTTTTGATACTTTTTTAGGGTATCTTCTGAATATTGATATCCGTTACCATTGCCAAGAACGTCTTCCCACCAACGTATTCCATATAGAAGCCGCTTGACAGCAAATCTACCAATATCATCATCATGAACGTAGAAAAACAGGTCATGCCTTCCACCTTCTTCATTTTTTTCTAAACATGGTAAAGTAACAACTTCTTCGGCAAATTTTATTCTGCAACTAAATTCATCCCAAAAAAACTGTTCAAGGTCTTCTTTGCTATATCCGTCTAACGTAGTTGCTGTCCAAACACATAGCTGATTAAATTTTGATTCCATAACAATCACCTCACGCGCTTTCATCTAAAAAATACTCAATTGGAACATTAAAATATGCTGCAATTTTCACTAATTTATCTAATTTTGGTGTATATTTCCCCTGCTTCCATTCTGTTAATGTAGAAGTAGATATACCTGTTTCTTTACTTACCTGATAGGCCGTTACATCATTTTTAGATAAAAGAGCAGCAAACTTCTCGTACATTTTGACACCCCCTTTAAGAAACTCAAATTATTCTTGTTATTATCTCGGAAAACCGATATAATAACATTAATTAACAATGCATCCTTGATTCGTTTATCCGAACTTATTATTCGGTTTTCTTAGTTTAGTTAATCTTAACTCGGTTTATCGAAAATGTCAATATTTATTTTTCGACTTTCTTAGTTTAGGAGTGAGATTTATGTATGAAAAATTTCAAGAGCTACTAGATAAATATGGAAAAACGGCAGCACAAGTAAGCAAAGAAACAGGTGTTGCATCATCCACTTTATCGGAGTGGAAAAAGGGAAAATACACACCAAAATTAGACAAATTACAAAAAATCGCGGATTTCTTTAATGTCCCAATCGGTTATTTTAGTGCCACAGAAACTAAAATATCTACGAACGATCACTCAGAACGACCTAAAGACCTTGCAAAATTTCTCGAAAACACCGAAGTTATGTTTGATGGTGAAGTACATCACCTGGACGAAGAAGATAAACAGAAATTAAAAAATGCTCTTGAATTCGTATTTTGGCAAGCTAAAGAAAAAAATAAGCGCAAGAAGCAATAAACTTCTTGCGCCATGTTTAACATACCCTTGCGGGTAGAAAACCTCATATTAAAGTATGATACAGCGAATCCTTACCAGCTTGCCAAATGCTTAAAATTCGACGTTTTTGAATTAGATTTGCCGTCAGAAATCAGAGGTTTTCTAGTTCGCCCACTAAAACGAAAATGTATCGTTTTAAATGCAAATTTATCAGAGCTTCAAAAGCGTATAGTTTTATGCCACGAACTCGGTCATGCACGGCTGCACTCTGGATATGGTTACTATCTCAGCACTAATAAACCTTACTATGTCCCCTGCCGCCGGGAGAATGAAGCCAACGAATTTGCGATACATCTTCTATCATACAGCCACGATCTTGATGCTGAACATCTTAATGCAATAATTAAAGAACGTAGGCCAGATCCAATGATAGTTCACCAAATAATAAACGAATTAATTAGCCAATAACAAGATATAGGAGATGACTTTATATGGACAATATAAGAGTTATTGACTGTTTAGTAATATTGATAATGTTTATAGCAATATACTTTGGGAAAAAGTTCTTGCAAAACAAGTCAGATGTCAAAAACAAAAAACTTTTTTATTCATTTTTAATTATATATTTTATTTTTTCTTCATATGTAAGAGTTGGATTTTCAATTATAAATACTTTTATTTTATTACCAGCAAGTGCTTATTTCACTATAAAGTCAATATATCTACTTTTGAAAAAACAACCTTTTTCTGCTTATTTAGGCAAAGGCTTTATTTGTATATGCCTTTTTGTAATTGGTGTTCTCATATCACCATTAGAAAAAGTTGGCACAAATTCGATAAATACATCTGATAAACAAACAACCACTGTTACTAAAATAAAGCAAAGTTATGAGTCGCAAAAAATAAGTGAAATAACAGGTATGTCACCAGCAGCAGCAAACAATTTAGAAAAACTTTTTAATGAATGCGAAATCGAGAATCCTTCTATTAAACATGACGAAATGTTGGATGAATACAAAGACAATCCTGAAACAAAAGGCTACCGCATAAAAGAAAATAATTTATCAAATATAATTTTATATATAACTGGTAATGAAGTAACAGTAATTCGTTATGCGGATTTTGATATGTATGCAAATAACAAATTAAATTATAAAACTTCAGATTTTTACATGAAATCATCAGAAATGACTAAATATCAATTATTTTGCCAAGATACAATGAAGCAACTCTTAGTATCACCTGCAACAGCTGACTTTGCAGGCTTTAGTGATTGGAAATATTATAAGACTCCAAAAGAAATAATTGTATCATCCTTTGTAGATTCACAAAATCAATTTGGAGCCATCATTAGAACAAATTTCAAATTTACTTTTAGTCCAGACGGTAAAACAGTTACCGATGTAATCATTAATGGCCAACATTTCAATTTGTAAAATTAACAATAAAGTAAGATAATCAAAAATTCAGGAGGTCCTGACATATGAAAAAGATACTGGCGTTAGTATTTATTCTAGTGTTATCAGTTTCTTCCATCTGCAGTGCTTTTGAACAGCCTGATCCTGATAGATGGTTTTGGATTGGCTCTGATGATAAAATTGGATTTTGGTTAGATGGTCAAACAATGGAATTCGAAAAGGAATTATCTGGCAGAATAACTAGAGTGTGGGTTCTAACTTATACTACAAAAGACGATAATTCCAGTAAAAGCCTTTGGGAATACAATTTAGACAAAAGAAAACTTAGAATATTATCTGAGGTTATCTATAATTCTTCCGGTGATGTTATATACACAAGAGAAACATCAAGTCTATGGACATCAGTAATACCAGGTACCTGGGGTGAAACTATAATGAAATTTATGGATTCAGCCTATGATTTCCAAAAAAAGCAAAAAGTTGAAAATCAATGATCAATATTTTATTTGCTATTTTTCTCTTTGGTGTTTTATGCGCTATTTGTGCCAAAGGTATTTACCGAGCAATAAAATATAAACAATCCTTATCAGTCAAAGAATATGCACTGCTTACAGCTTTGGTAATAGGTATAATGATTGCTCTTTATACTGGTGGTAATAGCATAATAAAAAACAACTAAAATAAAAAAGGATAAATTATGAACCTACAACAGGAATTAAACGCTTGGATCATAAGCAGAATAATAGAACTTTCCATCAAACAAGGGATTTCAATACCTGAACTAGCTCGTAAAAGTGAACTTTCCACAACAACCATCCAAAATATCATTTCAGGGAAAACAGTTCCCAAGCTTGAAACAATAGTCTCTATTGCAATGGTACTGTCAGGAACATTGGATAAATTTTTTGAAACAGTTGATGATAATATCGCCACCGAAGTCCAAAAATATATAAGCAGCGATCATAAACCTTAAATCTGTTATAGCCCTCAAAAAGCAATTTGCAATTTTTGCATAAGGAGTAGCAAAGTATGAGTAACATAAAGTTGTTTCAATCTAAGCAAATACGTTCTGTATGGAACGAAGAAGAACAGCAATGGTATTTTTCTGTTATTGACGTAGTTGGTGCTTTAACAGACAGTATTGATCCCTCTGCCTATTGGAGAAAGCTAAAACAACGCTTAATTTCGGAAGGAAATGAAACCGTGACAAATTGTCACAGGTTGAAAATGCAAGCTGCAGACGGAAAAATGCGCCTTACAGACGTTGCAAATACAAAAGATATGCTGCGCATTATTCAATCCATTCCATCTCCAAAAGCAGAACCATTTAAACAATGGCTTGCCCAGGTAGGTAGCGAACGAATCGCCGAAATTGAAAACCCGGAGCTGGCTCAAAAACGAATTCGTGATACCTATAGAGCTAAAGGGTACAGCGATGAATGGATAGAACAACGTATTCGTGGCATAGCAATACGAGATACGTTAACCGATGAATGGAAAAAGCGTGGAATCAAAGAAGGAAAAGAATACGCTATCCTTACCGCAGAAATTAGCAAAGCAACCTTCGGAATCACACCGGCAGAATATAAAAAGCTAAAATCTCTTGACCGTCCTACAGAGAATTTAAGAGATCATATGACTGACCTGGAACTACTTTTCTCCGCTCTTGGTGAAGCTTCCACCACTGAGATAGCGAAAACACATGATGCTTACGGTATGAAAGAAAATTCCTCTGCAGCTAAAGCTGGCGGTAAAATTGCCGGTGATGCACGTAAGGCGCTGGAGAAAAAAACGGGGCGTACAGTTATATCAAAAACCAATTATAAAGAACTTCAAGAAAAAGACGTTAGAAAACAACTAAAAGAAACAGACAAATAAAAAGCAGCCCACATGGGCTGCAAATTTTAACCTACTCTATACAAACATACGTTTAAGGAGAGATTGCCAATGCCAGTAGCTGTTTATTGTCGTGTCAGCTCTGAAGAACAAGCTGAACGTGGAACAATCGAAATCCAAAAAGAATTCGCAGCTAAATATGTGGATCTCTATCAGTTAGAAGTTTTCGACTATTACTGTGATGATGGTATCAGCGGAACAATACCTGTTGAAGCACGTCCGGAAGGTAGCCGTTTATTTAGAGATGCCAGAGAAAAAAAATTTGATACAATCCTTTTTTACAAAATCGACCGTCTTGGCCGTAAAGTACGTGTAATTCTCAACGCAGTACATGATCTTGAAGAACTTGGTGTAAGTATCCGTAGTATGACAGAACCTTTAGAAACCGAAACCCCGACCGGTAGATTTATGCTTACTTCGTTAGCAGGGATCTCGGAATTAGAACGTGACACGATTTTATCCAGAATGTGGGCCGGCTCCCAACGTGCCGCCAGACTCGGCAACTGGCTCGGAGGAATCGTACCATTTGGTTATCATGTTGTTGATAAACAGCTGCAGATTTCAGATGATATAATGCCAGGATGCAATTTATCTGAAGCCGATGTTATTCAGTTAATTTTTGACTTATCAGGGAATCAAAAAATGTCCGCAATAAAAATATCCGATTATTTAAATGCACTGAATATCCCTACCCGTTATGATTTAAACGGCATTAACGGAAAACGTAAAAAGAATGCTTCGTCCATTTGGTATCCGAGCCGAGTATTATCGATAATAAAATCAACAACCTATAAAGGTACCCACAAATACGGCAAACGAGCTACAAACAAAAACAGCAAAATAATACTTAGGCCGGTCCCAGCTATAGTAAGCGATGAGCTCTGGGAAAAAGCTAACGAAGCTCTAAAAACAAATCAAATTACAGCTATGAGAAACGCCGTTCGGGAATACTTATTACGGGGCATTATCAAATGCGGTAACTGCGGCCGTACTTATATGGGTACCGCTTATTCAGGCAGCGGACGTGAAAAAATCCCATACTACGTATGTAATGCAAAAAATTCATATCTGGCTCATAACACCGAAAAATGTATATCGAAAAATGTTAGAGCAGACTGGCTTGAGCATCTTGTATTAGAGGACTGCATAAAAATATTAAAGTCTCCAAACAAAATCCTTAACATGGATCCGGAAAAAGAACAGCAATCACTTGCAGACGAAGTAAAAAAAGAGCATGATCAAATCAAAGCAAGTTTGAAAAAATTATCAGAAGAACGTGCGTCCATAATTGAGCTGTATCGAAAGAAAATTATTTCCGAAACAGATTTATCGTGTCAGCTTGAAAAGCTTTCCACAGAGGAAGCAACACTACAGGAACACCTAAAAATGAAAATAAACAGCAGAAAATCTGCTGCCACAAAACAAAATAAGGAAAAAGCTATTTCTCTTTTAAAAAAATTCACTGACAAATGTCAAAATCTTGATCCGGAAAAATTATCATTCGAAACCAAGAGAGCCATTATAGAACTTATTGTCGAAAAAATTACGGTAACCACAGAATCGGCTCCTGAAAAATATTATCCTGAAATATCTGTTGATATTGAATACCGGTTCGCTGCCACTCCAAATCATATTGCCTATGTTGAGGACTGCACGGTCACGGGTTCTGCGCTGTGCACATAA